TGGGAGTCGCATACATAACTCGGAACCCAGGGATTGAGTAGGTCACCGACAACATGGCTTCGATAATTCCCTGGCTCTGCTCTGTGAACTCTTCGATGCGGAATAACGCCTCCTCAAACGGTAGGCAGAGCAAGCGCACCATCTCGCCCGACGCCTTTGCGTGCACGACGACGCCCTGCGGGCCGGCCACAATGCCCAGGCACTCAAGGGTTTGCGTACTGCTAGGCGCCGAGCCGCGGGTCATGTGGCTGGATGCTGGAGTGCCAATGCTCATGCTCGATCTCCTTGTTGCGTGGCCGGCGCTGGTTGGCCAGCTTTGTTCATGTATTCGAACTGCTGGTCGATTCGATCGCGCAGCAGGTTCATCGAGGCGATCGACATGCGCATCAGGGCGCTGCTTTCACGTTCGCCGAGCAGCGGTGCATCGCCGTTTTCGACGTCCATATTCGTGCGCTCGACCAGCTGCAGCGCGATGGCCACGCCGGCGGCGATGTCGCGCGCGTCGGCCAGCGGGTCGTAGGTATCGCACTGCAGCCGCGGCGCCACCCAGGCGAAAGGCTTAAAAACTGGCACCGGATCGGTGCTGTTGAGTTGAGTCGACATGCTCATGCTCCTTTGGTTGCCTGATCGTTGAAGGAATCCACGCGGCGCTCGGCCATGTCGCGCAGCGAGAGAAGCGAGAACTCGACGAGGCCTGCCAGTGCGTCAGCGTCGCTCTCGGACAGCAGCGTACGCAGCGCCTTGCCGTTGCCGGCGATGATGACGCCCAGATCCAGCGCGTTCTGGCGCATGATGTTTGCGACCGCCAGGGCGCCGCGGCTGACCTCGTAGACCTGCGCCGCGAACTGCGCTTCCTCGTTGTGCTCCACGTCGCGAGCCAGCAACGAGAACGCTTTGTGGAATGGGGCATTGTCAATCTTTGCACTTGTGCTGGACGTTGCCGTGCTGCTACTATTAGGATTCGCCATTTGCTTTCTCCAAAGGTTGAGGGCGTAAGGGGCCATCCGGTGCTGGATACACCGGGTGGCTTTGTCGTTTCTGGGGTACTGATGGATTAGTTCAGGCGGCTTGAACTTCGCGTCGCCTTCACGGGAGCCACCGGCGGTGGGCCGAGCAGTTTCGACAGCTGCGCCAGGCCTTTGCTGGTAACCAGTACCTGCGGATTAGTCTTCTTCTCGCCGGTCTCCGGGTCGGTATAGCTGCCGACCTTATGCTTCAGGTAACCGGAGTGGATCTTGTCCTGGTAGGCCACGTATCCGCCCTTGCCTTGACGGCGGTACATCCATCCCATCTGGAGTAGGTTGTCGCGCAGCTTGTGGGGTTGCAGCTGCAGGTTTTTGGCGGCGTCAGTAATGCACATGGCGCCCTCGGAATTCGCAATCCGATCGAAAGCGGCGACGGCCGGCGCCTGCTCGGCCACCTGGTGCTCCAGCTGCTGGCGCTGGGCTGCCTCCAGGTCAGCGCGGGCTGCCTCTTCGCGCTCGGCCTGCTTGGCATCGGCCCAAGCCCGGGCCATGGCTACGGGGTCATTGAAATCGGGAGTGGAGAGGGCCGTGGTAGCATCTTTCTCCGCTAGGCGATCGTAGACGCGGGTCTGGACCTTGAGCGACTCGCTCATCACCATCAATTCCGCTTCACGCTTTGGTAGATGGTAGCACTTGCTCTTCCTCAAGCCACCGTTCGGGCCTGCCACTTCTATGTGTCCTAAAAATTTAGGCGAGTCGATTCCCGGGTGCTTTTCAATCTTTACCAGGAAATTGTCGTGGCGGAGCGCGACGAACCTAGTACCGACAGCCTCGGCGTCAGCTTTGCGCTCTTCGTTGATGACATCGACGATCTCTAAGCTAGACATAGTCGCGACGGCGATGGTTAGGCTGTTCATGCTGCGCCCGATGCAGAGGTATCGCCGCTTTTGCTATTAACCGCAGCCATTCCTTGTTCAATTAAGAAAATTAGCTCAGCATTTGTAGTGCGTCGGTTGGTCTCAGCAATTTCCTTCACCCGAGCGCGCATGCCATCAGGAAGTCGGAGAGTAAACTGGTCAGAGGTTCGGCTGGTTTTAGAGGTCGTCATGATCATCCTTCTGAAATGCATCGAGCTTAATTTGAAGCACCGTGCTTCATTTTGATCAAATATAGCACCGTGCTTTAGTTGCGTCAAGCACGGTGATGCATTATCATTTCCTCATGAGCCGAAAAGACCCCCAACTTAATCTTCGACTGCCCGCAGAACTCAAAGATATGCTTGAGAACGCTGCAACAGCAAGTAACCGATCAGTCACTGCGGAGACTGTTGAGCGAATACGCAGTTCTTTCGAGCATGAAAAAGATGCCGCTAGTTCCCTATTTCTGATCACCAGATCGGAAATGCGGCAAGCTCAGCTAGAGATCGACGCTCTTCGTTATTACACACACGCAATGTCGCTCTTTAACAGCTTAGAAAATTTGTACCAGTTGTATTTGAAGAATACAGAGCAAGATACGGAGTCGAGCGGGTTAAAATCTGTACAAGAGCTGATAGAAAAGAGCCGCACTTGGCTGCATGTTGATGCAGGCAAGATTGACTCACTTGCAATGGCTACTGAGGCCATGGAGCGTTACGATTCACTCAAGAAACGTTCCGACCTTCTGATGAAGGAAGTCAGCAAAAAATACGATTGAACAACGAAACCGGCGCTGCCGGTTTTTTTTCGCCTGTACATAGTGCATCACCGTGCTTGCATGCTTCCAAGCACGGTGATATATTTATGAAGCACGGTGCTTTACATGATTGTCTGCACTTGCCTCTGACTACGCTGAGTTAAGCATCAGCGTGAGGACTCTTTACGTCCAAATTCCTGCAATAAAGGCATTAATGATGAAAACCACAGTAGGAATCGCCAACCGCATTCAGTTGGCCTATGACGCTGGACCGCGCCAGTTCCAGACTCACAGTAGCGCTCTGACTACTTTTATCGTGGTGCGTTTCTATGTTCGGGCGAACTGGCAGAGAATGAAGGAGCTCGGCATCAAGATGACCCGCGCCCGCCGAACAGCGGCGCGTTTGGAATCGTCGCCGTTCGACCGGCATCGCCTCAAGACCATTAGAGACTATATCGAAGCTATGACGGCGCTGCAGCGCACCTACCGCGATAGCGAGCGGCAGCTGGGACGCGTCATCATCGACCTGGCGCCGATGTTCGATGCGGCGACCACTATGGAGCAGCGCCTAGAAGTCCTCAACTGCAACCCGGCTGATCGCGCCGCACTCACCGAGTCCGACGTCAGCCTAGTCGAACTCATTAGCGTGCATTGCGTTGAGGATTCCGCCGCGCACCGTGCCGACGAGTTCAACATCCGCCCGCTGCACAGCGCGGTCTGGGCTGAAATTATTCGTTCCATGCACGATACGCCCGAGGGTCGCGCCGTCTCGAGCAAGCTCATGGACGACGCGCTGGCACCGGGTGGGCTGCTCTACGGAGTGCGTACTGGCCACCTGCAGCCCGATGGAACGTTGAAGCTCCAGTCGCCGGCGCTGGTGCTTCACGATGCATCTGGCTCTCGTGTCATCGAACGGACCCCAACGTGAGCAACCATCCCGCTCCACTCACGCCCGCCGATTGCGACCTGCGCGACTTCCAGTTCATGCCGGTAGACGTTCACCGCCTGCTCACTTCCGAGACGTGGATTCTCGGAACCGGCGAAGAGCGCGCAGCTGCGATGACGCTTTGGCTCGCCAGCTGGCACCAGGTTCCCGCGGGCAGCATCCCCAAGGACGACCGCATGCTCGCCCACCTCTCACAGTCCGGGCCTAAGTGGAAGAAGCTTAAGTCGCACACGCTGCGCGGCTGGATCGAAGCCGCCGATGGTCGCCTATATCACCCTGTCGTTGCTGAGAAGGCTCTCGAAGCCTGGGTGGAGAAACTGGCCTTCAGCCTTTCCGGCTCGGCTGGCAATGCTAAGCGCTGGGGCGTCAGCATCGAAACAGACCCTATTCGCGATCGAGCCCTGGAGGCCATCAGCATGCTCCGCGCCATCGCCCCGCAATCGAAAACCCTGAAAAAAAAGTCGGTCGCTGTTATCGAGTCGGCATCGCGGGGCGAGTCGGTGGGCGATGTAAAAACATCGGGGGGCGATACCTTTAGATCATCGGGGGGCGATACAGGGGCTACTCGCCCGGCGATCGCAAGGGATAAGTTAGACAGGGATACATTAGATAAAAAGACTTACGACCACACCACCACTGATCAACCGGAGTTGCACCAGGATGCGCCTGAGGGGGGTGGGTCACTTCCTGTCGAGACGGACCTTGCTACGCAAATCGCGGCGGCGATGAAGCCTTTCGGCATCGACGCCCAGCCTGGCAATCTCCTCATCCAGAAGCTCGCCACCGATGGCGTAACGGTCGACACCGTCACGGCTGCCTGCAAAGACGCGAGACGATCGCAGCCCACCGAAGAGATCGGCCCGAGCTACGTTATCTCGATCATCACTCGATGGGCCAGAGAAGCCGCGGATCTGAAAGTCGCCGGAGCCACTCGACCAGCAGCGCCTGGCGCTGCTCAGCAAATGCCCATCCGCAAGCCTCAGGGCATGGACCCGAAGGGCACTGACGAGAGTTACGAGGAATACCAGGCCCGCATCGACGCTGCTGAGCAGGCGCGGCGCCAAGGAGCTGTGGCATGAGCGCGAACGTCTTCAAGGTCGGCGACGTCTGGCACTACCGCTTCCAGGTGGCCGGCCGGCGCGTCCAGCGCAGCACCAGGCTGAAAGGCCGCCGCGCGGCCGAGCAGTTGGCCCAGCGCGAATACGATGCCGCGGTGGTGCGCGCCAACGGCGGCCAGCCGGTGCCAACGCTCGACGAGCTGGCGCACGACTGGGTGGTGGTGCACCGGCCGGTATCGAGCGCGGCGCATATCCGCAGCGTCGAGGCGTTCCGGCGCCTGCACATGTACGACCTGGGCGACAAGCAGATCGGCGGCATCACGACGGCAGACGTCGAGCGGGCACGCAACCTGCACCTGCAGGATCACAAGCCGGCCACTGCCAACCACTGGCTCAGGATCTTGAAGCTGCTGACAATGTGGGCGGTCAAGCGCGACATTCTGTCGGTGTCACCGTGGCGCGTGTCGATGCTAAAGGTACAGAAGCGACCGCGCGCCATCCTGCCGGTCGACGTAGCCCGGGAGTGGTTCGGCGCCGTCGACGATGCCGCGAAGCGGACGCCGGCAATCGGCACCGCTGTGCGCTTGATGTTCGGCCTGGGCTTACGTGAGAGCGAGACCACCTCGGCACGCTGGGAATGGATCGACTGGCAGCGCGCGACCTACACTCCGGGCATCACGAAGGGCAGGGAAGCCGAGCCTGTGCCGATGCCGGCGTGGCTGCGCGAGCACCTGGAACCGCTGCGCCGAGCTGATGGGCTGATCGTGGCCAAGGATGATGGTGAGTCGTTCCGACCAGGCTTCGCCCGCCAGGTCATGCGCCGGGCAAATGCATCCTGCTCGCTCAAGGGCATCACGCCCCACCGGCTGCGCGGCACCTTTGCTACGCTGCTGTCCGAGGCCGGCGTACCGATCCAGACCATCCAGCGCGTCATGCGGCACAAGAGCTTCGTGACCACGATGGGCTACCTCGAGAAGAACCTCGACGTGGCGGCACGCGCACAAGACCGGATCGGCTCAATTGTTGGGTTCGCGCGGCGTGAAAATGGCGAAGGGCAGTAAGGAAAGCCCGTAAATCCAAGTCATCCGTCCGATTTATGGTCATCGGAAATATGCAAGTAAGGCTGGCGCCATGGGCTGAAGTGCCGGCATAAAAGGGTGCGAAATAGCAACAGGTTGTCATTTGGAAAAGTTCGGAACAGGCATTAATTTCCTATGTGAATGGTATTCTCGGCGCGCCTACACACAGGAGAGCCCATGGGATTCGCAGACCGCTACGTTCACGCTTTGAATGCAACCAGCCTGAAGGATGACGCATTGAGCCACCAGGCCGAGCCGCTGCTCGCGTCAGCTCTGGCCGCAGTGGAGCTGGGTGCCGATCTCGGCCCGCTGCTGCACCGAGTGAAGTACGCGAGCACCATCGAGAAGCAGTCCTTCGTGGCGAACCCTGCCAATCTGGCCCAGCTGCTGCGCCTGTGGATTGCTGAAGTAACGAAGCGCGGCCAGGCCCGGAGGTGGATGTCCGAAAGGACGGAGTGGGATGCGACCGCTGCGCGGAAGCTGTATCGCACCGTTGCCGAAGTCTCCCTAGCTTACTGGCTGGACAGCACCTGCAAATGCTGCGACGGCACCGGCGTGGTCCTGCGTCGACACTGCCAGGCTTGTGCCGGTAGCGGCACCGCGCACATCGATGTTGCAGGCTGTGGAGGGTTCGTTTTGGAGCGCACGAAGGATATGGTAGGCGAGCTGCATAACATCGTGATTACGCATGCCTCCCGGGCATCTGCCAAGCTACGCCGGCCTCGCTAAAAAATATTGCTGAGCTGTGTATACGTACAGCAATTTCGTGTAACATTGAGTCTTCCAATCTCACCAGGCGCAAACAGATGCTCTGACCACACCGCATCCTTTCTTTCGGCACCCGTAATGTGCGCATCGCGCCACCGATAGCTGAAAGTCGCGACAGTACCCAGCCATTGAGTGCTGTCGCACGCCTATATAAAGCCCAGGCCGATCCTGGGCTTTATGCTTTATGGCAGTTATTCGTCACCGCTGTCAGCGTTGGCTGAAAGGGTCGCAGTCAAATCCGTAAGTAAGGCCGTTAGGTACTCTGCATCGCGGCTCCCCGCATGAGCAGGTGTGCTAGCTGAGGCTGGACCGCTAAGCTTGATTGAGCCACTTTGAAGCGCCGTGGTGATGATTTCGAGTGCGCGAGCGCGTGCCTGTTTCGGGCTGGTCATATGATGTGTCCCCAAAGGTTTAAGAGTTTCTAATTTAGCATGCTTTTGTCGAAAGATATTAGCTTTTGCTCACCATGCAGATAGCATGGGAGCACCAAGCCCGCCTCCGAATGGACTGCGGGCTTTTTTATTCTGCGCGCATGTAGAGAACTTTATCGGCATCAAAAAAGTAGGCTGCCCCATGGGATGGCCTCTGGATGCTATATATGTTTTCCGATATCAGGGTCACGATCCCAGTCCGCACGTTTCCGCCTTCGAAACGAATCCGCCAACTTGAGTTTTGCTCTAAAGCATTGATTGCTGCTGCTACCACGTTTAACATTTTGAACCCCTTATTGGCATATTCGACTGCGACTCACAAACGATCTAGCTGCTCACCACAGTACTCGGTCCTGACGAAAACACCCGTTACCTTGGCAGTATTAGTCGCTGACCAAGACGTGGGTGATACCAACCACTGCATCTAGCGTCCAGCTCTCTCGCTGGACTTCGCCGCCGTAGCGTTCGCGCTGCTTGGCGGCTTTTTTATTCCCCGAGGTTTTATGTCGCTCGTTCTCCCAAAGACCGCCACGTTGGTCCTCTCCGTATCAGCGCCTCTGACCGAGGATCAGCGCGCATCGATTGTTGCGCGCGCCCGTGCTGAGCTTCCGCCTGATGTGGGCGTCCTCGTGCTGGACGGCCTCATTGCTGCGCGCGTGATTGAGTCGGCATCGTGAGCGCAGGAATCGGCGGCGCATGAGCGCCCAATACTGCACTTACTGCGGTAAAGATCACCCGACAGCGTTATGCCCGCGTAGCTATGGTGGCAGCGCCGCTCGCGCGAACCTCTGGTGCTCCTACTGCGGTAGCAACAAACACACTGCCGACTATTGCCTCAAGACCTACAACGGCGCGGGCAATCGACGTCGCGATCCGAACGGTTCATTCTTAGATTAAGAGGTTCGCCATGGAGCGACCAATCCCAAGCCTGCGCGTGCAGATCGGCAGCGAGATCGTGCTGCGCCGCGCTGTGCCGCAGGTGCTCGAATGCGATGACCTGACCGGCCGCGCCACCGTCGTGCACCTGCGTCCGCAGCTGCGCCCTGGCGAGATCCTGTGCGAGCGCATGGGCGACATCCCGCTGATCGTCGCCGACGAAAGCCTGATCTTTCCAACGCCGAATGCCGAGACCATGGGCTTCGACGCCTGGATGAAGCAGCGCACCGACCTGGCGCACGCCGAGTTCATGCGGCGCACCTCGCGCCTGCTGTGGTGCGACTGGCGCGCAGCTGCTGCGACTGCCGACATTGCAGGTATCTACGGCATCTCGACCGGCGAGTCCGGATCGTGAGGCCGCTCGCTGAGATGTACCGCGACCAGATCATCCGCAGTGTGGTCGCCGACCGACCGGCCATGTGCTACCCGGTGAACAAGCCGGAGGCGCTGGCCGACGTGTGCACCCTGCTAGCTGATGGCGCCGAGGCCAAGCGCCTGCTGCGCGCCAAGGGCTGGGGCCAGGTCGGCATGACCGTGCTGGAGATCGCCCAGCTGCTGCCGTCCGCGCCGCAGCGGCCGGCACGGAAGAAGAAAGGAAGGCGCTGATGGCCACGACAACACTGACCATGCGGCTCAAGGTTCGCTGGTGGCTGAAGTTCTACCTGGCCGGCGTGATGCTCACCGCGCGGCTCACGCACTGCGAGCCTAACTGGCAGCGCGTCAGCTACTGGGTAGGCAAGGGCGTCAAGATCAAGGTGGTCTGATGGTCTGGGGCACGAAGAGCCGCCACGAGCGCGGCTACGGCGCCGCCTGGGTGAGGCTGCGCACCCGAATCATGGAGCGCGACCACGGCTTGTGCCAGGTCTGCCGCAAGGCTGGCCGCGTCACCGTCGCATACGCGGTCGACCACATCGTGAGCAAGGCCAACGCGGCCCGGCTGAAGTGGACGCCGGAACAGATCGACGCCGAGCGCAACCTCCAGGCGATCTGCCGGCCTTGCCACGACGAGAAGACCGAGGTCGAGCAGGGCAAACGCAAGCGCCCGCGTACTAAGATCGGCGCCGATGGCTGGCCGGTCCAGGCCTGATCACATCAAACGAGAGAAACCATGAAGGCAAAGCTGATCCCACAAGAAGTATTCAACATCGACTTCGGTGGTTACGTGATCGAGGGCATGCGTGTCGTGTCGAAGTGGAACGGACTGATCGAGCTTCGCAATAAGGCTGGAGAGGTCCTGATCGTCTCCGCTCCTGAGCAGCACCCGGCGGCAGAGGCCTTCAGCACGATCTTCGGCGACATCTTCCGCACCGCGGAGGAGACCAAGGCAGCCGGTACCGTCATCGTGATGGGCTCCCATAAGTTGCTTGCGAGCATCGAAAAGTTCACCCCGTGAGGGGGGGGTATCAAAAGTCCACAGGCCTACCCCCTAGGGACCGTCCGGGTACCTCTTTCCGCACACCCGCGAATTGAAACTTTTTTTCCGGAGAAAAAATGGCCGGCAGGCGACCCACCCCGACCGCGCTCAAGCTGGTCACGGGTAACGCCGGCAAGCGCGCCATCAACAAGAAAGAACCGAAGCCGCGCACCAAGGCACCCACCTGTCCCTCGCACCTGGACGCCAAGGCGAAGGCGGTGTGGAAAAAGTTGTCCACACTGCTGCGCGGCATGGGCGTGCTCACCGAAGCCGACGGCCTGGCGCTCGAGCGACTGGTCGACTGCTACGCCGACATCCTGGCGTGCCGCGAGCTGATCGAGCGCGACGGTCGGACGTACACGACGATCGACCAGAACAGCAACACCCTCATCAAGAACAACCCCGCGGTGAACCAGCTGCGCGCGGCTGACGCCCAGTTCAAAAGCTAC